ATCTTGCTGGAGCCCGCGGTCCACGTGTCGGCGGCGCCGCTAGGGCCGTTGAGCGCCACGACGGAGCCGTCGCGCGTGCCGCCCGGGCGGCTGCGGTGCGCCTGTCCCCACCAGTTGCGGATGTCCTTCTGGCGGAACACCCAGTGCTCAGAGTGGGCGCCGTCCGAGATGATCGTGCGGACCTGGTTCTCGCGGTCGGCGTCGCTGGCGTAGAAGTAGTCGTACCCCTCGCCGCCCTCGATCTGTCCGCGCAGGTAGGCCTTATCGTAGATGCTGGTGGCCTGCGGGAAGCCGGCGTGCCCGAAGGTCCCGGTCGTCGCGTAGGCCGTCACGGTCCCGGTGCCGTAGTCCTCGTGGGCGTCACCGTCCCGCCAGTCCGACAGGGGCGTGTAGTTGTCGATCGCCACGTAGTCGCAGTCCGGGTGCCCCCAGATGGCGTCCATGTTGAAGTAGACGTCGTTGGAGCCGTCCGTCGGGCGGTGCGAGTGGTACTCCGACCAGTCCGCCGCGTACGAGAGCTGCACGCCTGTCAGTCCGAGGCCGTCGAAGACCGCCCTGACGTCCTCGAGCAGCTCGACCAAGGCGTTGACGCCTGGGTACGTCGTGGACGCCGTGGAGGCCGACGCAGCCGTGCTGCGGATGCGCGTGATGCCCCGGAGCTCGGTGCCGATGTAGAAGGCCTTGAACTTGCTCGGGTCGTCCAGGGTAAGGGCCACAGCGGCGCAGAGGTGCGCGTAGTGCAGGATCATCCGGCGGTAGCCGAAGTCAGAGGCCGAGCCCGTGTAGTTGACGGTCGTCCCGCTAATGCTGAAGTTTGCCGCCGTGACGTTGCCAAACAGGGAGTTGACCTCGGTCTGCGCCGCGGCCGTCTTGTCCACTGAGGGCAGGCTCGTGGTGATGCGTCCGCGCCACGGGTACTGGGGCTGTCCAGCCGCGCCGGTCTCGGTGTCCGGCAGGGTATTCCCGAACGGGATGTCCATGAGCAGGAAGGGGTAGAAGTACACGTCCTGCCCGTCCACGTTGGCCAGGCGCTGGATGGCCTCCACGACGGAGAAGTCCGCCGGGGTGCTGCCGAACGCCGGGTTGCCGTCGACGTCGCTCGAGACGGCCTCGACTGTCGCGCTACCCCGCGTGAGGCCGTTGACCCGCCAGCCCTTGGGCAGGAGCTGCCGGCCAGTCTTGAGCTCAACCTTTGGCTTGAACTCGCAGGCGCTGGCGCGCAGGTCCGTGCCAAACCAGGCGATCACGAGGTTCATGCCCGAGTTGTTCGGCAGCTGCTTTGTCAGGTTGTCCATCGAGTTCTCGATGTTCGACTGGGTGGCAGAGAGGTTCACGTTCTCCGGGATGGCGTTCCCGAAGCCATCGTCGCGCACCGTAGGCGTCGTGGCGTACGCCGCCTCGCCGGTCGACGGAATGAGGTTCATACCCTCGATGAGCTCCTCGATGCTGTCGGGCTCTGGCTCCTTCAGGGGCTTGATTATCTCGGCCGTGATCTGGGGCAGGCGGTTGCCGAAGTCCTTCAGCGGCAGGTCCTTGAAGACCAGATAACTTATGCCACGGAACGCCGGCACGCGGCCGGAGCCCTCTATGCCCTCCATCGTCGGGTCGGGTGACTGGTCCTCGGAGCCGGGGTAGAACGTCAGGTCGAAGGGCTCGGTGTCCAGCAGCTTGCCGTCGGCCCAGACGCGTCCGAGCGTGACCCTCGAGTTGCCCTCGCAGAATGCCACCGCGAAGCTCAGGCTGTAGGCGTAGGTCGTTGTGGTGACGCTGCTGCCCCCGCCGCCCTTGCCGCCGCTCTGCGTCTCCGTGGTCTTCGTCTCCCTGAAGTCCGCCGCCCATATGACGTTGCCGCCCACGCGGACGCGACCGAACAGCCTCTTGATCGGCGCGCCCTCTGAGCTGGCGGTGACGTTAATCTCCTGGAGACGTGGTCCCTCCTGTGAGGTACTCTGCCCGAATAGGGCGTTGTCGATAAAGCGGCCGGCCACGTTGGCAGCGAAGGCCGCGGCGAAGCCCGCGAAGCCGGTGAGACCGAGCGAGCTTACCGCCGCGCCTAGGACGAGTGTTGCCATTCTACTTAACTCCCGGGAAGCTGAAGGCTGCGACGGCCCGCTTCCAGTATACGTGGTTGACGGACACCTCCTCGACGTTCTTGCCAGTCAGCGCGTGGACCATGCGGTTCTCGTGCGTCAGGATGCCACAGTGCTTTGCTGCCATGTCAGGGCGCATGCGGAACACCAGCACGTCGCCCGGCCCCGCTTCTTCCAGTACCTTCAGTGGCACCAGGTACTCCTGGGCCTTGCGGAGGAGCAAGTCGTCCCGGCGGACGTCGTACCAGTCGGGCTTGTAGGGAGGGGGCGTCTCCGGTGCGTCCCCGTACAGCTCCTTCCACACGCCGCGCAGCACGCCGAGGCAGTCCGCGCCAGCCCCCTTGACTGAGGCCTGGTGCCGGTAGGGGGTGCCGAGCCACGAGCGGGTGACGGCGACGACGCGGTCGCGTGTGAGCTTATCCATTGAAGCGGCTCCCTCCCTGCTGGTCCGCCCCGCCCTCGCTCGGGTAGCTCGAGATGGCGTCGTTTCCGGGGATGAACGGGAAGCCCCTGAAGTTCGCAATGTTGGAGAACTTCGTCCGGCAGGTCTCGGCGTCCTTCGCACACCCTGCGAACACAGTGAAGGTCGTCCCGCCGGTCACAGCGAACGGCGCCGGCTCCCACAGGGTCAGGCGGGTTACGCCGCCGGACACGGAGTGCACCTTGACGGGTATCGTAAGGCCGTCGTTGGCCCCGGAGCTGAAGGTCACCTTGCCCAGCGAGTAGAAGCCGGCCGTGTTTGGACTGAGGCCCGTCACGGTAAGAAGCCGGTTGCCGCTAGCCGAGCTTACGGTACCCGAGGAACTGAACGCGGCGCTGTTGAGGTTCACCTTGCAGCGGGCGTCGCCCAGGTCTGCGTCACAGTAGCGGCGGTACGAGCGGCCGGTGCGCTGCTGGAGCAGGTGCGTCAGGCTGCGGAGCTCGGCGGAGAAGGCCGTCTCGCCCCGCTTTACCTCGCCGACGGTGCCCTTGAGCAGGATCACGCGCTGCGCCACGTCCTCGAAGTTGACCCAGAAGAGCTCGACTACCGCGGCGTCGTACCGGCCAGCGGCGAGGTCGTCCTCATTGATGCTGTCCGAGCTGAGCGCCCCCTCGGCGTTGAGGTTGTCGACCGCCAGGCCCAGCTCACTGTTCATCTGGGTGGCCGTGAAGCCGCTCGCTGCCTCGAAGGTGGTGCTGTCGAAGGTCAGGTCCTTGTCGTGCTCGGTGAACCCCTGGACCAGTCCGTCGGTCCTGGTGACGCGCCAGCAGTAGGCCATTGTCGTCGAGCCGTCGTCGAGTAGGTCCTGGAGACCGGATGGGAGTGTCTTGCTCATGAGCGTACCTCTATCAGCATGACGGCCGGGACGGACCCGACGTCAAAGAGTGCGATGTTGATTTCCAGCTCCTCGTCCATGAAGCGGACGGGGACGTCGTACTCGAAGCCGGCAGTGGGCGTGCCGGTCGGCGCTGGCGTGAAGGTCACGACGCCCGTCGAGTAGTCGACCGAGTAGTCGATACCCTTGGCCAGCGGCCCGGTGTTGTCCCGCACGACGACCGTGCCGTCGACCGGCTTGGTGATGGTGCGCGTCCAGGGGTTCGTCCCGGGCGAGTAGACCTTCTGCAGCTGGTACGTCGTCGAGGTGATCTGGGCCAGGGCCTGGTCCGTGTCGGTCGGCGTCTTGTTTGGCGCCTTGGACTTGAAGTCCGACCAGTCCTTGAAGCGGAAGCCACGCAGGATGCCGCGACGCGCCTCCCAGAACTCTATGAGCTCGTACACGTCGTCCAGCTCACGGAGGCCGAGGGCGACGTCGTAGGTGCGCCTGGAGTTGGCCCAGATGGTGTTCCGCTGCTCGAAGCCCGAGCGCAGGGTCACGACGTCAGTAAGGCGCTTCGGCCTTGCCGTAGCGCCCCTTGAAATGTCCGTTGGGAATTGTACCTCGTCGAATGCCATTCGTCACATGTTCCTCTTGCCTGACCCGATGAGGCGCGCGGCCGTCGCTGCCAGCTGGGACTGGCTCTTGCGGAAGCTGTCTGCGTCGGGGGTCGTGATGTTGAAGTTGATTGTAGTGCCACCACCTCGCCGATTGGAACCCTCACCTTCAGGCGTGAAGTCGATGCGCTCGCCGGGGCTGACCTTCGAGACGAACAGCTGGCTGTCCGGTCCGCCCGAGCCGCCGATTATCGACCCGCCACGCTGGTTGCCGCCGGCGTTGAAGATATTCCCGAAGATGCCGCCCAGGTCCAGTCCATCGTCGAACGAGAACCCGTTGCCCCCGAAGCCGGAGCCGAGGCCCTCGAGCAGCGGCTTGAGCAGGAAGGCCTGCGTCGCGATGCGGGCCAGGTCGGCGATGATGCTAGACGCGAACTCCTTGAAGTTGAACTTGCCGGTCTCGATGAAGTCGCCGATCGCGTCGTCGATCCCGCCGAACACGGTCTCCGCCACGTTGCCCATGAACTCCAGCGTGTTCTCCAGCTCCTGGTTGGCGACGATGCGCTCACGGATGGCGGCAATCTCATCCTGGCTCAGGGCGATGTTCTCGCGCATGAACTGGCCCTGGATGTCCAGCAGCCTGCTCTCTACCTCACGCTCCGAGTTGCTGAGGCCGATCAGCCGGCGCTCGTTCTCGAGCTCGGTGTTGACCTCACGCAGCAGCTCCAGCTTCGCGCGTTGCTCCGCGGCACTGCCGCCCGAGCCTGCGCCAGGCACGCCACCACCGAAGCCCGGAGGCGTCACCACGTCGTCCGTCAGGGTCGGCCCGCCAGGCGCACCAGGCGTCGCCGCGTCAGTCGCTGCACGCTCCTCTGCGATCGTCCGCGCGCGGTCCAGGATGGCTTGCACACCCTCGCCGATGAAGTCACGGCCAAAGGCGTTGGTGAACTCGTCGGCGGCGATGTTCACCACGTCGCTCGCCACGCCAGTCACCTCCTGGCGGAAGCGGCTCAGGTCAACGCCCGCGACCGCGCCGTCCAGGATGCCAGAGAACGGGTTCTCCAGGCCCACGAGCTCGGCCGCCCGCCCGATGAACTCGAGCAGGTCACCGACCGCGGTGATGATGCCCTTGATGCCAGCCTCCACCACGTCGATCAGTCCGTTGATGGCGATGGCGCCGACGTCCTTCAGCGCGGCGGGCAGCAGGTCAAAGGTCACCTTGATGGCGTTGAACGCGCCGACCCAGAGGGCGATGTAGGTGTTGAGGATCGTCTTGTAGAAGTTGATGATCGCCGTCCCGATGGCCAGGAAGCCGTCAAGGAAGCCGTCCACCTGAACGCCGATGAAGTCGAACGCGGCAACGAAGCCCTCGCGCAGGAAGTCCAGGACTGGCTGGATCACCTCGAGGATGAGCTCGAAGGTGGCGCGGAAGACGTCGGACAGCTTCACCACGTCGTCGGCGGTCACGCTGATCTGGTCGCTGAAGATGTACAGGAAGCCGATCACGGCCGAGATGGCGACCGCGAGGAGCCCGAAGGGGTT